CACTTTACAGTATAAGGAATACGAAATGCCTAAAATTAAAAAGTATGCTTTGGGTGGTGTAACAACTCCCGAACAAGAAGATAGTCGTTATCGCCCTTCCGCTAATCGTGCGCCGCAAGGTATGTTATCCTCTAGGGGTACTACATCCGCTATGGGTTTGTACGATGGTGGCGTAGTAACTAAAAAGAACTATTGTAATCCCGTAAAAATTACAGACAACCGTAAAAATAAAAAGTAAATGGCTGGCGTTAACTTCAGGACAGCTAGTAAGTTTGCTAGTATTGTAGGTAACTCTGCCAGTACTTCTGGTGGTCCCAGTAACGCTACGTTATTATTTACTTGTCCTGAAAGCCACGAAGCTGAAATAGTATTTCTTATGGTAGCTAATGAAGCAACCTCTACAGCAAAAATTGGCATCCAAGTATATCACGCAGAGGATACTACATACCACTTTCTTGTAGCAGAAGAAGCTATAGCAGGAAATAACCATAGGCAGTTTATTGGTGGCGGTCCACTGTTCTTACATGCAGGCGATAAGGTATTACTATTTAGGCATGGTGGGTCAGATGAGTTTGATGCTACACTTTCTGCTAGACTGTACTTCACCCCCGCTAAAAGGCTATAACAATGAGTACATTTCTTAATTTAACAAATGAACTGCTGCGTCGATTAAACGAAGTTCAAATTGATCAATCTGATTTTAGTGCCGTTAAGAATGTTCAGGCACTGGCGAAAGACGCTATAAACTCTGCTATTCGTGAGGCACTTCAGGATGCACAGGAGTGGCCCTTTACTCTTATAACCTATGAGCACACTCTTTCTGCTGGTACTAATACTTATTCATTTCCTGCTGACTATTCAAAGGCAGATTGGGATACGTTTTACATTAAACAACTTTCCTCTAAAAACAACACACCACAAAAATTAGAATTAATTACATATGATCAATACATTTCTAACTTTAGATCAGCAGAAGACACGGGTGGTACAGGGGCTAGAGATACGCCTCAGTACGTGTACATGACACAGGATACAAAGTTTGGGGTTAGTCCAGTTTCGGATGCAGCTTACGTAGTTGAGTACCGTTACTGGAAATACCCTGCAGACCTTGTTTTACATGACGATGAGGCTATTATTCCTGATAGGTTTAAGCATGTAGTTATTGATGGTGCTATGATGTACATGATGTTGTTCCGGTCTAATGAGCAAAGTGCTTCTTTGCATAGTCAGAAGTTTGAAGACGGTATTAAAATGATGCGCAGACTTCTTGTTGACCAACCTGTAAATGTACGATCTACAGTTATGTATAGGTCTTCCTATAATTTAATATCAGATAAAATATAAACATGGCGGATAATCTACAAACTTTTGTTTCTGTATGTGCTGGGGGGCTAGTAACTAACGTAGACCCTTTGACGCAGAGCAATTCTTTGTCTGGTAGCGCAATACGTTTAATTAACATGGAGCCTTCTCTTGAGGGTGGATATAGACGTATAACAGGTTACGCAAATTTTTATGGTACACTTCCCGGTACAGAAAAAGTACTAGGTCTTGCCGTAAATGGCGAAATAAATCAGGGCATACTGGGGTGTAGAAAGCCCTCTTCTGGAACTAACTACTTACATTGGTACAATCATTACTACGATGTAGCTCTTGGATCAGGTGAGGGAACGGCCTTTAGTGTAAGTGAGTCTCTTACTGCGGTAGTTAGCTCAGGAGATAGTACTGCAACAGCAGTGACTGGCACTGTTATATCTAAAACCTCAAACGCTATTGTAGTAGACTTTGGTAAGTTACCCAGTTCTGTATTTGCTACAAGCAATATTATTACAGGAGTTACCTCTGCAGCAACAGGTACAGTAGCAAGCACACCTACTGTAAAAGGTTGGCAGGCTGTAACGTCAGCTGGTAGTCCTACAATGACAGGTGTTGACGTTGTACGGTTTGAAAGATACAACTGGACGGAAGAAGTACTACTCCTTACAGATGGAATTAATCCTGCCGCTAAGTATAATGGAACTAACTATGTGCAGATTACCCACGCTAACGCACCTAACAACCCTAAGTTTGCTAGTGCCTTTGCAAATCATCTTTGGTTAGCGGGTGATCCTGACGAACCTTTTAATATATACTTTTCTTCACCTAACTCTGATATAGACTTTGATCCCGGTAATGGTGCTGGCGTTATTAACATTGGTTTTACCGTAACCCAATTAAAATCTTTTCGTAACCAACTTTATGTATTTGGTCAAAACCAGATTAAAAGAATTGTTGGAGATAACTACTCTAACTTTAGCGTAGAAAATGTTACTAATGACTTGGGTTGCGTAGCACCTGATACTGTGGTAGAATTTGGTGGTGACATTATCTTTCTTGGACCAGATGGTATTCGCCCCATTTCAGGTACTTCTAGGATTGGTGACGTTGAACTTGAAACAGTATCTCGTGAAATTCAAAAAACCTTTGAAAACTATACAGCCAACGAAGACGTAACAAAACTAAAAGCTTTGGTTATACGCCGTAAGTCTCAGTTCCGTTTATTCTTTGAAGCTAATACTTCTTTATCCCTCCTAGCAGCTATTCGTAAAAGTTCTTCCGCACAATCTACCTTTGAGTATAGTCAGCTTGTAGGCATTGAAGCAACTTCCGTAGCTAGTGGTTATATAGGCCAGTTTGAATTTGTACTACATGGGGACAGTTCAGGTAAAGTATTCAAGCAAGAAGAGGGTAATTCTTTTGGTGGTGATAATGTACTAAGCGTATACCAAACACCGTTTTATTTTATGGGTGATCCAGAACTACGTAAGATATTTTATAGAGTTAAAACTTTTCTAAAGTCAGAAGGTGAAGCTACTATATCTGTAGGCATTGAGTATAACTTTGGCGACTCTGAAATTGCTACACCTTCAAACTTTGATTTAACTACAGCGGGGGCCGCATCTTTCTTTGACGCAAGTTCTACACTGTACGATGAAACAGATATTTACGATGGAAACCCTACACCAATCCGTGTTACTAATATAAGTGGTTCAGGCGATTCTATTTCAATAGCGTACGTTACAAACAGTACAAGTCCTAGTCATACAATACAAGCAATTTCTATTTTGTATGGACTAGGTGACAGGAGATAAAAAGTGGCAGGATATACAAGACAATCTTCAGCAGATATTATTGCAACAGCTGTTGTACGTGCTAACCCGCTGAACGTAGAGTACAATGCATTGAGAGATGCATTTAATTCTAGTAGTGGACACAAGCATGATGGTACAGCAGCAGAAGGTGCCTATGTACCACTAATTGCTGACGCAGACGCACTTAATAAAGTTGCTATTAACACAGCTAACAATCGTGTTGGTGTATTTGTTGAAGTGTCTAGTGCTGCCGTAGAACAAATACGTATTCAAGACGGTGCCATTGTACCCGTTACTAACAATGATATTGATCTTGGCACAAGCTCCCTAGAGTTTAAAGATTTGTATATTGATGGTACTGCACACATAGATACGCTTGATGTAGATGCAAATGCTGGTATTATAGGAAACTTGACGGTTAGTGGTAACACTACTCTTGGTGATTCCGCAAGTGATACTGTTACGATTACTGCTGACGTTGCTTCCCCCCTAGTACCTTCCGCTGATGATACACATGACTTAGGTGCTGTAGGTTCTGAGTGGCGTAACCTATACGTAGATGGTACTGCTAACATAGACGCCCTTGTAGCTGACACTGCAGACATTAATGGTGGTACTGTTGATGGTGCTGTCATTGGTGGAGCTAGTGCTGCTGCTGGTACATTCACTTCTTTGAATGCTTCGGGCACAGCTACACTAGCTACAGTAGATATTAATGCGGGTAACATTGACGGTACTGTTATTGGTGCTGGTTCTGCAGCTGCTATTACAGGTACTACAATTACAGGTACATCGCTTGTAGGTGCAGTAACAGGCGATGTTACAGGTAATGCAGACACTGCTACTGCACTAGAAACAGCAAGAACTATTGGCGGTGTATCATTTAATGGTACAGCTAATATTAACTTACCGGGCGTTAACGCTGCAGGTAATCAAGACACAACAGGTACTGCAGCAGATGCAACGGTACTTGAAACTGCTCGAACAATCGGTGGTGTTTCCTTTGATGGTAGTGCCAATATTAATCTTCCCGGTGTTAATGCTGCGGGTAATCAGAGTACTTCAGGTAATGCCGCTAGTGCAACTATACTAGAGACAGCTAGAACTATTGCTGGCAACTCCTTTAACGGTAGTGCTAATATCACTATCGCTGCTACTGACTTATCTGATACAGACCAAAGTCTAGCCACAGGTGATAATGTTACGTTTGCTTCTGTTACAGGTA